ATGGCTTTTGATTACAGGAAACTGAAAGGTAGAATCATTGAAAAATATGGCAGTCAATTAAATTTTGCTGATGCATATGGTATTTCCGAAAATACATTATCATTAAAAATGCGTAATAAAGTAAGATTCACTAGCGATGACATAATTGCAATAAGCGATATGCTAGATATTCCCGAAAATGAAATAGGGTCTTATTTTTTTACAAAACAAGTTTAAAAAAATTAAACTTCAGAAAGGAGAAAAAGAAATGAACGAAGTACAATTATTTAATTTTGAAAATCACGAAGTAAGAAGTCTTTTGATTAATAGTGAACCTTGGTTTGTTGGGAAAGATGTGGCTGATGTGCTTATCTGTATTGCTGAGTTAGTATGTTTAGGCTACTTGGATATTGATAAAGTCAGAGACTATCAGAAATTGAAAATCAATAGAGAAATAGAAAGAGCCATTCAAAAAGAAGAAATAAGAAAGGATATAGAAAAGTATGGAACTAGTGAGTAGTCAGAAGCTAGAAGCAGTCGCTGACTTCCTATCAGATGATGAAGTCTTTGGAATCGCCCCATGTTCACATTTCAATAACTCTTTAAAAAGAGATAGGATTGACGTGTCTTGTGACATTGGGGATTGTGACGGAGACTGTCCATTCTATTCAAAAGAGAACTTCATCAAGTGGATTAAAAAACCAGATAGTAAGTATGATGTTGATGGTTTGAAGAAGCCTAAACAAGAGGATTTTCTATGCTATGACAATAGAAGCGGTAGCTTTGCTTTAAACGGCGATTATGTCCAAGCGTTAGAGAAGTATTGCGGTGATTTGGAGAACATTCTTGCAGACACTGAATATGATTTAGAAACTGCTGAATGTGAAAATAGAGAACTGACTAATAAGTTAGAAAAAATTAGAGGTGCTATTAATGGGAAAAATTGAAGTAGATGAAAAGAAACTGGATGCAGTATTAGGAATCCCTCTGATTAAATTATGCTGTTATCAATTGATTGAAAAATATTATGGAGTTTCATGCAATCATGGAAATATGGAAGCAGAATATCCTGGTTACGGAACATTCCAATTCAAAAATTGTCAGTTTTGTGATTTCAAAAATATAGAAGCTATAAAAGAATGGCTTAGAAAGGAAGATCAACATTGACCCAAGAAAAAATAAAAGAAATTACATACTCAAGTGAGTTTGTGAACGAACTAGAAAACAAGATAGAATACTTAAAAGAAGAAAATGCATTAATCGAACGTAGATATACTGTTTTAGAATGTCAAAATCATTATCTTGAGTTATATAAGGAAGCGTTAGACCTAGCAATCACAAACGCTATTATTGTTGGCGGCTATGATTTTTGGGAAAGAGCTGCAATAGGATATGGCGTGCAAGAATTTTATAACAAGTGCATTCATAGAAACGCACCAAATCTTAATAAAGGTATTGAGGAATTCTATCTTTCGCTAATAGCAAACGCAAAAGCACAAAAGAGTGAGGTAAAAGAAAATGTTAAACGCAGAAAGATTTAAAGAAGAAATATTAAAAAATTCAAATGTTGTTTTTGATTTTTCAATGAGCAAGGATAAGCATACAATCAAGAAATGTCTTGGTACCTGTGATGATTGTTTCTTTCACGAAGCAGGAGATCACTGTTCGAATATTAAAGTTAAGTGGCTCTTATCAGAATACAAAGAGCCTGTGAAATTAACTAGATTTGAGCATGATGTTTTAAAACATCTTCTCGAAAAGACACAATATAGATTTATTGTACGTGAAAAAAGCGACAATATTTACATTTACAAAAGAAAGCCAAAGAAAGGAATAGGTGCTTGGGATAGTAGCACAGGGATGCTAAACCTTAATGTATTTATTAATTTATTCCCATTTATCAAATGGGAAGACTCAGCACCTACGGCAATCGAAGACGTGCTTATTAATTGTGTGGTGGTTGAAGATGAATCTAATGAATAGAGTTATGAAGATGGCTAATAGAAAAACTAGTTAAGGGGGATGTCTTGTGAAATATATAATTGACAATATCAATAGAATGGCTGGAAAGTATACTCCTCACCAGGTCTTCGCTGACTGGGTTGAAATGTCAGCATTATCAATTGCGCAGAGTATCGAACCAGATGAAGAACGCGAAAAGGCGTTCTTCAACATCGCTATAAAGTACAGTAAAGATGATTTCTTAATACTCGGATGCATGTTAGGACGTCTTTCTTCTCTTCTAGAGAACAATCTAGATGATTATCTTGGGAAGATCTACATGGAATTAAGTTCAGGAAACAGTCATACAGGTCAGTTCTTCACTCCATTTCATATTTGCAAAATGATGGCAGGCGTTGCGTTAGCTGATTATGATGGAGGAACTGAATATCTTAATGAGCCCTCTTCCGGTGGTGGAGCAAATATACTTGCGTATGCAAAAGTGATGAAAGAAAAAGGATATAACTATCAGCAGTTATTGGAGGTGAAAGCACAGGACTTGGATTATAAGTGTGTATACATGACATATGTGCAGCTTTCACTAGCTGGAGTAAATGCAGAAGTTGTTCAAGGTAACAGCGTTGAAGGGAAACATAATGTTGTGCTGCATACTCCAATGTACGTAATGAGAGGTGGTTTAAGTGCTAAAGGACGAAATAATCAATAGGGTAATATGCTCTATGAAGATGCTGAATGGAGAAGAACTCACAATCTTGCGAGGAGTACTGCTTGTGGCATTCGATGGAGTTGAATTGGTCAGGAGCAAGAATGAAATATCTACAGATATATTGGATGACAATGAACTTATTCAGAGATTTCTTGTTCAAAAGAAAATTGATGGGTTATCGGAAAGAACTATTGATTACTATAGAGTCACTCTTGAAAAGTGGCTTCACTTCTACATCAAAAAAAGCGTTCTCGAGTGGACTAGAGACGATGTAAGAATGCATTTTGCAAGAAGGATGATTGACTATCCTGATGTTTCTAAAGTGACAATAAATAATGACAGAAGGAATTTTTCGTCTTTCTTCACATGGCTCATGGATGAAGGGTATCTAAGAAATGGCAATCCGATGAAAGCCATGAAGAAAATAAAAGTAGATAAAGTGATTAAAGAACCTATTCCTGATGATCAGATTGAAGTTATGCGAGATAAACTCGCAGAAAAGAAGAGCGCTAATGAAGTAGGAACGAAAATGTGGCTGAATGTAGTGAGAGATCAAGCAATTTTTGAATTTCTTCTTACGACTGGCTGTCGTATAGGAGAACTGACAACTGCTAAATTAAAAGACTTAGATCTAGAGCGTAAAGAAATTAAAGTCTTCGGCAAAGGTGCTAAAGAAAGAGTATGCTATTTAAACACTTTAAGTGTGCTCAGGATGCAGCAGTGGCTTGATGCCAGAAAAAATATAGAGAATGAATATATATTCGTTGCTGTTGATAAAACTAAAGGAAAACATCAAAGATTGAAAATAAGCGGTGTAGAAATAGCTATCAGAAGACTCGGCAGAGAATGTGGATTCGAAAATATACATCCTCATAGGTTCAGACGAACTGCAGCAACTACTGCTTTAAGAAAAGGTATGCCAATTGAACAGGTGCAGTTGATGTTAGGCCATGAGCAGATTGACACGACTATGATCTATGCGAAGACTGATACCAAGAACGTTAAATACTCACATGATAAATATATGTAATAGTTAAGAAGGGAATGATATAGATGATTTTATTACAGGTATTAGAAAATGTATTTTCTATATTTGCTATTGTCATGCTGATCATTGGGATTTTTATTGTGTTATCTGTGATTGCTATTGCAATTTTAATTGTTATGTCGGTGGTTGTGAATGGTATAGAAGAAGATAAAGAAAATAATAACTGACAAGAAATGACAAGGGAGGTATATAAAATGCGAGGTAAAAGAACAGACACGTACTATGTCTATGATGCGTATACAGATGAACTCGTAGGATGTGGCAGCTTAGCAAAAATATCAGAGTTGTTTGAGATTACACCAAGAACGCTTAAAAAATATGCAGAGAATGGCAGTTTATACGCGTCACGTAATACTGATAATCTCCTGAAATTTAAAAGAATAGATGGAATTATTGAAGATGTTGAACCAACAATTAAAGTTGCATCAGGAAAAGTTAAAATTAAACGAAGCAGAAGATTGCTATGCAACTTTGTTGAAGTGTTCGATGTATTTAAAGAGCCAAAAACAGAAGAAGAAAAAGAATACATGAGAACACATTTTTCTATCATTGATTTAAATCGAGTTTATTTTAAACTGCGAACAGCAAAAGAAAATGAGTACCCTTTTAAAATATCATTTTACACAAATAGTAATTCCACCACTTTACTGCATAAAGAATATTATTATTCTAAGAAACTAGCAGAGCAACGTATCAAATATTTACAAGAATTTGCTGCTAAAAGAGAGCTGGGTGCTTTTTGGTATGATAATAACTACTATGATGATATCGGAAGAATAGTATATGTTACACGACTAAAAAATGGTAATAATCTGATTCAGTCTCTAGACGGAGTACAGACATCTAAGACAGATCGTGCCCATTATTTAGATTTACTCTCATTTATTCAGCATGAATTCATAAGATAACTACACAGGGCATTGAGTTCTTTATATTTAACTCATAAGAAAATTTAAAATAAGAAAATCTATATGGATTACTCTTAATAGATTTGTTTCTAAAAGCAAGATCCTCACATGGACTTAATGCCCTAACATATTCTTAAAACCTAACAACAACAGCAGTGTCATGGCTTTGCTTCAATCTCTTCACCTTACTTTGCAAAGAATAAGAGTAAGAAGCGTTAATTTTGCTACTATCCAACTAAGTTATGATGCTACTGGGAAGACAGAAAGAATGAATTGAAAATCAAAAGACAGAGTAAAGGACTTCTTGCTCTCTTCCAGAAAGGAGGTTAAATGGGAAACTTTGTTTTATATCGTAACGGAAAAAGAACCGATATAACTGGATCAATAGAAAAGATAAGTCAGTATGTTGATGCTACTCAATTAGCTCTAAAACATAGATGGCAACGTATATATAAGCATGAAAGTGTATTTTCAAATGAAATACCTATTAAAATAGGGAGTGCATACGATAATGAGGAATATATGGCAAATGTATATGCTCATAGAAAAGTACACAAGAAAGAAAAGAAAAGAGCAAGCTATGAAGATAGGCAGTTCTATGTTGTCTATGACATGAATGACAATGTAATTGTTGCAGGCACTGCTGAAGAATGCGCTAATAGGCTATCCATTGGATTAGCTAGTTTCTACTGCAAGGCAAGCAATCAGCACAGCGATAAATACAATGCAAGGCATCCTAGCACTGCCCCAAGAAAATATTATGTATATACTTTAAAAGATAAGGAGGAGTGAAATTAAATTGTTTTTTATTCTATTTGTATTGGTGATAGTGATTTATTTATTTTTCATTTTTGAGTAATCAGGAGGTAACGTATGACAGCCGAAGAAGTCAGAACATATTTAAAATCATATAGAAATCTTAAAGACAAAGCAGACTATCTACAGAATAAGTTAATCAATGTTAAAGCCATCTCATATAGAGACAGTCCGACAGGTTCATATTCAGAGCCCAAGACTCAGAACGATTACATCATGATGAAGGATAGGTGTTTAGAAGAAATGGCTCTCATACGTCAAAATATAGATAAACTTGATGATATCAATCATAGGGATGTACTCTTTTATCGATACATCGAATCAATGAGCATCTATGATACTGCTGACATGCTGCATGTATCACAGAGAACAGCAGAGAAGTACATACATGATGCAATTGAGAAGATGATTGTTATTCTAGATTAGCGTGAATACACGGTTATAAACGTTAAACGGCGCAACATTGCGCATTTAAATGTTATATAATGGTAAAAAGAGGTAAATTAAGCAGAGAGGCATAATAAAGCCTCTTTTTTTATTACTTGATGAGAAAGGGGTGCGACTATGACAGAAAAGCAGAAACTATTTTGTGATGAGTATCTAAAAGATACTAATGCTACAAGAGCATATCTAACAGTCTATGCCAATTGTAAAAGTGCCACCAGTGCAGCACCTCTTGCTTCAAAGCTTTTAAAAAAAGAAGAGATACAAAAATATATCTCTGAAAAAATGGAAGAGATTCACAACGAGAACACAGCCGACATTCAAGAAGTAGTCGAATATCTTACATCTGTTATGCGCGCTAAATCGGAATCATATGTAATGATCATGAACGGTAACGGTATGCAGAAGGTCATACAGAAGCCTCCGGACGAGAAAGAAAGGCTTAAAGCTGCAGAACTATTAGGCAAACGTTTTGGCATGTTTACAGACAATGTAGATGTTACATCGAACGGCAAGACAGTGATTGTAGATGATATAGATGAATAAGGTTAGTTTGAAATCTACCATTGGTCCGGCTTTCTATGAAGTTCATAAGCATGTAAAAAACAATGACTACACGCATTATTAGCTAAAAGGTGGGCGTGGCTCTTTAAAATCTTCTTTTATCGGTGTTGAGATACCTTTAGGCATTATGAGAGATGCACAGCGAGGTGTTATGAGTAACGCTGTTATCATGAGAAGAGTAAAAGACACTCTCAGAGATTCAGTATATGAACAGATTAAGTGGGGCATCTATAAGTTAGGTGCTCAAGATGATTGGTTAATACCTGAGTCTAAATTAAAAATGACTTACATGCCGACAGGTCAGCAGATAATATTCAAGGGTGCCGATGAACCTAAAAAAATGAAGTCAACAAAGGTCCATATAGGTTATGTTAAATACGTATGGTATGAAGAATGCGATGAATTTGAGACCTATGACAAGATAACCAATATCAATCAGTCATTGCTTCGTGGTGGTCCTGAGTATTGTGTATTCTATTCATTTAACCCACCCGAATCGCAAAGAAACTGGTGCAACAGGCAAGTTCTAGTAAAAAGGGATGATACATATGTCTCCCACACAACTTATTTACAAGCGCCACCTGAGTGGCTTGGAGAGCAGTTTCTTATTGAAGCCGAGCATATGAAAAAAGTAAATCCTGCCAAATATGATCATGATTATATGGGTGAGGTTACGGGTACTGGCGGAGAAGTATTTACCAATCTATCTATAAGAGAGATAACCGAAAATGAAATACAGGTATTTGACAGATTAAAAAACGGATTGGACTTTGGTTATGCTGGTGACCCACTTGCATATGTAAAGATGCATTTTGATAAGACGCGTAGACGTCTTTTTATTTTTGGTGAGGTTTACGGCACACGTCTTTCAAATGAGAAAGCAGTAAGGATGATCAAGAAGCTCAATCCATTGAATAAACTAGTGACATGTGATAGTGCAGAGCCTCGTACAATCAATGAATTCAAATTATTAGGACTAAGAGTGAAGGGCGCTAAGAAAGGACCTGACAGTGTGGAAAATGGAATCAAATGGCTTCAGGACCTCGAACAGATAATCATTGATCCTATCAGATGCCCTAATACTGCAAGAGAGTTCAATAATTATGAAATTGAAAAAGATAAGGAAGGAAACCTAAAAGGTGAATTTCCGGATAAGAACAACCATTCAATAGATGCTGCACGATATGGATGTGAGACAGACATAATTGCATCAAAAGCACGTGCAGGAAAGAACAGAAGCAAATATGTCTGATATAGGAGGAACATTAGATGTATATATTTACTATCGATGCAGAAAGATATGATGAGTCATCACTTAATATCGTACAGATAGAAAGTCTGATTAATAAGCATAGAAATATCATAGGGAAAATCAAAAAAAATAAAAGATACTATGAAGGAGAACATGACATAAAAAGAAGGCAGAAAAAATATAAGGGTTCTGCGAACAACAAAGTAATATGCAATCATGCTAAGGACATTTCCGATACTGCTACTGGATACTTCATGAATTCTCCAATATCCTATAACACTTATGATGGTGATGATGAAACATTGCTGGATAAACTAACAGATGCTTTTGATAATGCAGATGTTGATGATGCTGATTCGGATAATGCACATGATATGAGTGTCTGTGGTGTTGCGTATGAATATGTTTATATCAAACAGGATACTACGGATATTGCTGTCAGGAACATTGAAGCAGATCATACATTTCTTGTTTATGATGACACAATTGAACAGAATCTTCTTTTTGGTGTTTATTATTACAGATTTAAAGATGCAATCACTGATCAGTATTGCTATCGTGCAACAGTGGTAACAAAAAATTATAGATATACGATGATTATAGATTGTTCTAGTCATAAGCATAGGATGATTGAAGAAATGGTTCCTCATTATTTCGGTGATGTTCCAATAATCGAATACAGAAACAATAAGCTATGCATAGGTGATTTTGAACAGCAGATTTCTTTGATAGATGCCTATAACAAATTAATGAGTGATCGTGTCAATGATAAAGAACAGTTCGTTGAGGCTCTGCTAGTTGTCTACGGTTCTCTGATGGGTGACGATAATGAAGAAGTCAGCGAAACAATGAAGATTCTAAAAGAGAATGGTTTATTAGAACTTCCAAGCGAAGCAAGAGCTGAATATATTTCTAGAACGTTCGATGAAAGCGGAATGGAAGTATTAAGAAAAGCTATTAAAGAAGATATCTATACTTTTTCTCATGTACCAAATCTTACAGATGAAAACTTTGTAGGAAATAGTTCAGGAGTAGCGATGGAATATAAGCTTCTCGGACTTCAGATGATTACTGGAGAAAAAGAAAAGTATTACAAGAAAGGTCTGCGAAGAAGGATAGAACTATTCTGTAATTATCTTGGCCTTAAAGCAATTAACATCAATAAGAACAATATCAAGATAACTTTCACCAGAAAACTTCCTAAAAATTTAAATGAACTTGCACAGATGATTGCGAATTTAAGTGGAAAGGTATCAAATGAAACTCTTATCGAACAGCTTCCGTTTGTTGAGGATGCTTCTAATGAAGCAGAAAAGGTAAAGAAAGAAAATGAAGAAAATATCAAAACACAGCAGGCATTATTCAAATCTCAAAATGATGTTTCATTCTATGATGAAAAAGATGCTCCTTCCGATAGTGAAGATGGTGAATCAGATTCTATCGGTATTAATAAGGCTTCTTAGTTGATATATGAAAAATGAAGAATACTGGAAAAAACGTCAGTCTGAAAAACTTGATAATGCTATTAAGAATGCCGTTGCAGATATCGAAGAAGTAAAAAGGTTCTATCATAAAGCCTATCTGTATACAGATAAACAGATAGAAGGAATATTTGATTCATACAGAAATCATCATAGAACAGATTCAGCACCTATGTCAGAAAAGGAAGCAAGAGAACTGCTTAATAATCTTGTGAATGATCATGATTATGCAGAACTGAAGAGGAAGCTTGAAAACAATCCATCAAGCAGTGCAAAAAAAGAACTTTTAAAAAAACTTGATGCTCCAGCCTATCAAGCAAGAATAAATAGACTAATGGAATTACAGAACAAATTGGATTCTCTGATGAGGCTGGAATATAATCTTGAAAAAGAAAAAAGCACAGATGCCTATCTAAAAGGGATATATGACGGTTATTACAGAAATGTGTTCAATATATCAAAAGGGATTGGGATTGCTTATGATTTTTCTGAAATAGATCCAGAACTAGTAGATCTTATGCTCAAATCTACCTGGTATAGTAAGAATTATTCTAAAAGAATATGGGGAAATGCTCAAAATCTAGGCAATGAGCTAAAGGATCAATTAATGTTGGGTGTTATCATGGGAAAGACTCATAAAGAAATGTCCAAAACATTACAGGATAAGTTTGCAGCAAGTGCAGCAAATTGTGAAAGACTCGTAAGGACAGAGATGGCTGCGTTCATCAATTTTATTGATCTTGTTAATTTCAAGGATGCAGGTATCGAGAAAGAGATGTTCATAGCTGTTCATGATAGCAGAACATCAAAGATATGCCAACAGCATGATAGAAGTATTATAAATGTCCAAGACGCAAAGATAGGAGTTAATGTTCCTCCACTTCATCCTAATTGTCGTTCACATATGATTCCATATATCGAAGGAATCACTGATGATATGAAGAAAAGACAGCGTAATCCGATTACTGGAAAGGATGAGGTTGTAGATGTTAAAGAAAGCTATGATCAGTGGTTAAAAAGACAACAAGATAAGCATGGTATTGATAATTTTGATACATTAAAAAAGAAAATAAAAGAGAACAGATTTGAAGGGCCATTAAAAGAAATGGCGACTAAGATTTATTATAAATTAACAGATAAAAAGAAACCCATTAGTTTTACGGATTTAAATGATAATATAAAGGACAAAGTATTTATGGCTATATCGCAAAGCGAATCTAGCAACGCTAAAGATATGTTTATTAGTCAGTTATCAAAAATACAAATTCTTAACGAAAGAGCAATAGATATTCCTCATTTTACAATCGAAAGTAAAAAAGTGGGGATTAGATTTAATGTAAATGACGATGAAATTATTGATACTCTTATTCATGAAATTGCACACCACATTGATTATAATTTAGGAAAAGAATATGGTTCTGAAGTGATGTTGTCAAATTCAAAGTTGTTTATTAATACTTTAAAAAGTGATTGGGATTTATTTACGGTCAATATGATGAAGTGTTATAATTGTAGTACGAAAAAGGAATTTTATAACATTTTTTCCAATATAATGCAAAAGTCCCAAGATTCATCATATGATTTTGTATCAGATATTGTAAGCGGATTAACCGGAAATGCATGTAAGGGTAATTGTTATCATGAAAAGGAGTATTGGAATAATGTGACATTATGTGCTGAATCATTTGCACATTTTTATGAATCAATTTTAATAGATTCAAGACAAGAAAAAAAATTGAAGAGAATATTTCCGAATGCATTTAAACTCTTTGAGGAATTGTTTTAGGAGGTATATTTATGAAAACAAGCGAACAAGAAGAATTAATTGATTTTTTTGGCTTAAATAGAGAAATGACGCCTGAGGAAAAAAGGAAACTAGCTCTGTACGAGGAATATGAAAAGAAATTCGGCGAACCATTTTCGTATATTTGGGGATTTCACAGGGATAAAACTAAGTTTCCCACAGATGAGGATATGATAGAGTATTGTTTAAAAAAAGGAAAATCAATGAGAAAACTGTATCCGAGGTGGTATGGAAGAAAATATCCAAGAAATAAAAAAGGAATTTATTTTGAATAGAAAATACAAGCCGACTGTTAGTCGGTTTTTATTTTACCCAGAATGGAGGCAAATGATGGCCCAGGGATTAAGAAAACATAGACACTGTTACTATGAGGTTAATTCTAAATATTATTATGATAATCATAGAAACTGTATGGTAAGGAATACGCACTATGAATGCATGATCTGCGGTCATGAATATCATGAAGTATCAGAATTATCACAAGGACCGCCTAAAGAAAGAAGCAAATCAAGTGTATTGGAAAAGAATAAGAACAGGCATAGGCATTATTAGATGTCTTTTTATTTTGTCTGAAATAAGAAGAAAGGAGTATAGAAGATGAAGCTAAAAGTTATTCATAATCTTATTGATAAGCGATGTGGTGTTGTCAGATATGTCGGTGAAGTATTTGAAGCTGATGAAGAAAGAGCTAAAGAACTTACCAAACTGAAAGCTGTTGTTGTTTGCCAAGAAGATATTAAGAAAGAAAAATAAGCATTGTATTATTGTCCAAAAACTTATGACATAAAAAGATGGGATGGTCATACGGACCTTAAATGGAGAAGTGTAATGAAAGATAAAAACAAAATGATGCCTCTTAATCTGCAGCTATTTGCTGAAGACCCGGGAAATGAAGCGAATACTGGCGATGGTCAAGAGGATCAGAACACTCAGGATAACAACGGATCAACTCAGGAACCAAAGACGTTTACCCAGAAGGATGTTGATAAAATTGTTCAAGGAAGAATTGCAAAAGAAAGAAAGTCCTGGGAAAAGCATCTTGAAGATCAGAGAACAGAAGCTCAAAAGCTTGAAAATATGAGTGAAAAAGAGAAAAAGGAATATCAGGAAAGAAAACGAGCAAAAGAACTCGATGACAGAGAAGCAGCAATTACCAGAAGAGAACTGACTGCACAGGCAAAAGTTCAGCTTGCTGATAAGGGTATTCCTACAGAATTGGCTGAAATTCTTAATCTAACAGATGCTGATGCGTGTAAACAGTCTATCGATACAGTTGAGAAGGCTTTTCAGTTTGCTGTTGAAAAGGCTGTTGAAGAGCGTATCAAAGGAAAAGAACCACCTAAAAAGGCACCAGAGAACAGTGCAATTACTATGGATTCTTTGAAAAATATGAGCACCCAAGAAATTAATAAAAATTGGGATGAAATACAAAAATTAATGAAACAGTAGGAGAATAACAGAATATGTCAGTAGAAAAATTTATTCCACAAATTTGGAGCGCAAGATTATTAAATCACTTGGATAAGAGACACGTATATTTAAATCTTCTTAATAGAGACTATGAAGGAGAAATCAAAAATTTTGGTGATACTGTAAAGGTAAACCAGATTGGTGATATCACTATCAAAGATTATACAAAAGGAACTGATATTGAAGCACCTGAAGACGTGTCTGGTGCACAGCAGGAGTTGAAAATTGACCAGGCAAAGTATTTTAACTTTTCAGTAGATGATGTTGATAATGCACAAACCAACCCGAAACTAATGGATAAAGCCATGGAACGTGCAGCATATGCAATGAATGATGTTGTAGATGCATTTGCAGCCAATTTATTAGCCATTAATGTACATACTGATAATACTATTGGTGATGATACAACTCCAAAAGTGCCGACAAAAGAAACTGCTTATGATTTATTGGTGGATCTTGGAGTTAAATTAACAGAAGCAAATGTTCCTACAGTTGGGCGCTGGGTAGTCATTCCAGCATGGTATCATGGCTTATTATTAAAGGACCAGCGCTTTGTAGGCAATGGTACAGATTATAACAAAGCAATCTTAGAAGGCGGTGAAGTAGGTAATGCAGCAGGCTTTACAGTTTACGTATCAAACAATGTACCTAATACTACAAAGACAAAGTATAAGATCATCGGTGGTACAGAAGAAGCTGGTTCATATGCAGAACAGATTTTAAAGACGGAAGCATACAGACCAGAGAAAAGATTCTCTGATGCAGTCAAAGGGTTACATGTATATGGTGCAAAGGTATTCCAGTCTAAATGCATTGCTGTATTGACTGCTAATCCTGAATAGAAGAAAGGAACTGATTTAAATGAGCTTTATTAAAAATATTAATACTGGTATCACGACAGAATGTATCAATGAAGACGTGATAAAAGTATGTAAAGCAGATCCGCTTAATTATATCGTAGAAGATAGCTTAGAAGCTTTGCTATCATCTGAATCATCTGAAGAAAAATCAGCTAAGAAGAACAAACCTTTAAGCAAGATGAATATTGCAGAACTCAAAGAACTAGCAAAAGAAATGAATATTGATGCAGACGACTCTCTTACAAAAGATGAGCTTTTTGCTGTAATCAAGGCAAACAAGAATGGATAGCATCAAAAGAGATTTTAAAATTCTTACTGGAGAGACTGATAATGATATAGTCTCTCTTTTTGTTTCTAATGCTGCTAAAAGAGTTCTTATGAGAGCAAACAGATCAGAACTTATAGAACCTCTTTATGATCATGTTCTTACTCTTGCACTTGCAAGATACGAAAGAAGAGGTAATGAAGGACTTGCATCATATAGTGAAGGTGGAGAAAACGAATCTTATCTGAAAGAAGATGAGATATTATCAGCAGTAGATAATTATCGTCTAACACCAATAGCAAGGAGAAGAAGAGATGAAGAAAAAAAGTCTGAAGAAGTTCATTCTTAGAAGATACAAACCTTATAAAGATTCTGAGGGTAATAATATCGAAGAATATGAATCCAAAAGATACGATGATGAAGCGATTATTTATCCAGCAAGTAGCTCAACACAGTTTGAACTTTATGGGATGCGCATCCATGCAATCATGAATATGCATTATTATGGTGTTTTAACGATAAATGTTCATGACATGGTCATTTATGAGGGAATCAATTATAAAGTCATCAGTGAGCAGAAATATAAGCGTTTTAAGCACATAGAGATTGAAAGATTATGAGCAAACTAGAAAATGCAGATAGACTTATCTCAAAACTTCAGCAGATATCTGCCAATGATGCATCGGAAGTATGCACACAGGCTGTAAGACAAGGCGGATTATTGGTACAGGCACAAGCAAGACTTCTTATTACATATGTAAGTGGTGACCTAATAAGATCTGTGAAAGTAAGAAACAAAAGTACATCAAAAGGTGCAGAAGCAACTGTTTATACTAATTCTCCTTATGCTGCTTATTATGAATTCGGCACAGGGCCTAACGGTGAAGCAAATCACAATGGAATTTCACCAAATGTCAATGTGCATTATAAGCAGCAGGGATGGATGATACCAGGTGATGCGATGACACCTGATAGAGCGGAAGGCTATGGTTTTAAAGTTGTCTATAAAGGGGATAAGCCTATTGGATATCTTACAAAAGGTCAGTATGCTAGACCATTCATGTATCCGGCGATGCATGACAATATAGATAAGATAAATGATAATGCTAGAAAATTGCTTATGAAAAAACTCAAAGAAAGGTGTAAATAAAATGATTAATGTAAAAGACATCGTATATAAAGAATTATCTAAGGTTTCTGAAAATGCAAGTGACGCATATCCACACAACTGGTCTATGCTTCCTGCTGTGCAGTTTGTTGAAGAAGAAAATAAGGTTGAAGAGTTCACAGATGATAAAGAACAGTCATCATATATCCGCTACAGAATTGACATATGGGATAACAACAGTACCAGTCAGACTGCATGTGATATAGATGACGTGATGACGACATTAGGATTCTTGAGAACATCATGTTCGGATGTTCCTGATCCAAGCGGATTAAAACATAAACAGATGAGATATGAAGCAATCATAGACTGCAAGAAGCAGTTTATCTATCATACAAATTAAATTAATGGAGGAATTGTTATGTTAGCAAATGGTGCTAAGTTAGAATTCAAAAGCAAGACGGTATCAACCTATACAAAATTAAAAGGATTAAAAGAATTACCAGAAATTGGTGTTGAACCGGAAAAAGTAGAAAATAGTGATCTTGATGATACACAGAAAGTTTATGAAATGGGTATCGGAGATCCAGGAGATATTACATATAAATTCAAATATGATAATACAGAAACAGACAGTCCGTATAGAGTATTAAGAAAATATGAAGAGAGCGGAGAAAAATTATCTTTTAAAGAAACATTAAAAGATGGTACTACCACAGAATTCAATGGACAGATTTCATTAAAAAGAACAGGTGGAGGAGTCAATGGTGTAATTGAATTTGATATGAACATTGCATTATCATCTGCGTTTACAATCACTGACCCAATTATTGGATAAAGGAGGCATAAAATGGGAGCATTATCAGAAGGTTTAAATATTCTTGAAGAAGAAAAAGAACCTGTAAAGAAACAGAAAAAAAAGCAGCCTTTCGCTTTGTGGAAGGTAGGAGATACTGAATATAAATTAAAACTCACAACCCAGGAAATAATCAGACTTGAAAGTTTGTTCAACGCAAATCTATTAAGTGTTATTTCTTCAAATACTGAAAATAATGAGATGCCACCACTTAAGGTGATGCTGCTTATCGCTCATGGTGCGATAAAGAAATACAATCATGGTATCAAAGAAAAAGATGTAATTGAACTATTTGATAAATACGAAGAAGAAGGTGGCTCACAGCTTTCGTTTATGACTGATGTGTTTCTTCCAATCTTTCAGGTAAGTGGTTTTTTCTCACAGGCTCAGGCAGATACGATGAACAAAAATATCGAGGAAGCAAAAGAGCAGATGTAGAATATCAGACACTGAGCGATATGATCAATGAATTATATCCTATCGCTCTTGACTGCTGTATAAGCACTGATGCATTCTGGAATTCATCTTTTGGAGATATTATAGATGAAATAGATTCTTACAGAAGAAGAGAGAAATACAAACAGAAACAACAGGCAATACATGCTCATAACCTTGCTCAACAGATTATAGAAGGCATCGATCTTATTGTTAATGGAAATGATAATCAAAAAGAGATGCATGGTCTTTGGGATTATTATCCTGGTCTGTTCGAAGAAGAGAAAGAAAAGCATAAAAAGCAGCAGGAGTACAATGAATTTGAAAACTTCAAAGCAAAGAGAAGAAAGTTTGCAAATTATCATAACAGAAAATATGGTGGAGGTAAAAATGGATGACATTAGAGGAACTTAAAGTTATAATCTCCGCTGAAACAAGCAAATTCAATTCTTCATTGAATGATGCAGTCAATCAGACAAAAAGCGCAAGTAAAAACATAAACAATCAAACCGATATCATAAATAATGCTTTTGGAAAAATCAAATCTGCATTCAGCTTTGCTGCAATTGGTGCAGCAGCATACAAAGGAACTAAGGCATTGATTGGATTAGGCAGACAGGCAATAGGCATAGCATCCAATCTTACCGAAGTACAGAACGTTGTTGATGTAGCATTTGGTGATATGTCATGGAAAGCTGAAAAGTTTGCCAGCAACTCTATTCAGCAGTTCGGTATGAGTGAGCTCAGTGCAAAGAAAACGGCCTCTACATATATGGCAATGGCTTCAAGCATGGGCCTTGGAGCAAACAAAGCAAGTGACATGGCAATATCGCTTGCTGGATTAACAGGAGACGTTGCATCTTTCTATAATATTTCACAAGAATTGGCAGATGTGAAATTGAAATCTGTATTCACTGGAGAAACTGAGACCTTAAAAGATCTTGGCATCGTAATGACACAGACAAATCTGCAGCAGTATGCACTATCTCAAGGTATTACAACAAATATCAACAATATGAGTCAGGCAGAACTTGTTACTTTAAGATATAACTATGTTATGCAGCAGTTATCACTTGCACAAGGAGACTTTGCAAGAACAAGTGGCACATGGGCAAACCAGGTCAGAATACTCCAGGAACAATGGAAACAGCTTCTTGGCATTATTGGTAATGGCCTTGTTGCAGCTTTTACACCTGTTATCAGAGTACTCAATACAGTAATCGGGAAGGTTATTACTGTAGCAAATGTTATTGCGGGTGTTTTTGGCAAATTATTTGGTAAAAAGTCCAACTCTGCAAAAGCTAGTACAAAACAGACAACTAAAGCAATTAATTCTGTTGGAAATTCTTCAAAATCAGCAGGAAGTTCTATGAAATCTGCGGGCAACTCTTCTAAGGGGTTAAATAAATCGCTTAAAGGAACAGAGGGACAGGCCAAAAAGACCGCCAAGGCTTTAGGCACACTGGCCTCAATAGATGAGATAAATAATATCGATTCTTCAGATTCATCAGGAGCAGGCGGTTCAGGAGGAAACGGAGGCGCCGGCGCCGGCGGTGTCGGTGATGGTGGCTATGATATTGGTGGAATTGATTGGGGAGAAGGAGAAGATAAAGCTGATAAGGGCAGTGATAAGATTTCGAAAGCAGTAGATAAAATTCTGAAAAAACTTAAGGAATTAAGAAAATGGTTTGATGAAAATCAGCCTGTTATTATCGCATTGATTGCTGGCATTGTAGCCGGCTTTTTAGCATTTGAGACAATAATGCATTGGGGAGCTATTGTTTCTGCTGTTACGGCTCTTATTGCTCCTTTCCAGCAGTTGTGGCTGGCAGTTTCAAACTGGGGAGTACTGTCTGTTATTCAGGGAGTACTAGGAACAACAGCAGGAGCTGCTGCAATTGTAGCAGTAGCAATCGGTGCCGTTGTCACTGCATTGGTTTATCTTTATCAGACAAGCGAAACGTTCAGAAAACTTGTGATTGATGCATTGAATGCATTGATGGAGATATTAAAAAATATTTATAAGAATATTCTTCAGCCATTATTCTCTTTCCTGCTTGATGTGTTCAATACAATCATAGTGCCTATTGCAACATTTCTTGCAAAAGTATTTGTGAAAGCTGTCGAGGCAGTTGCAACTGTTGCATTATCATTCTGGAAGAATGTTATGGCTCCTCTTGCTAATTTCCTTGTAACTATTCTCAGCATTGCATTAAAAGGTGTCATAGAGATGTGGGAATCGATGAAGCCAGTTATTAATACGGTAGGTGATGTGATCAATTTCTTATGGAAGAATATCCTTTCTCCTCTCGTTGATTTTGTTGTAGGAAATTTAACTAACTCCTTCAAAACATGGGGAAATATTATTTCAAAAATTGTTGCATCTGTAACTAAAATTTTCCAAGGATTAATCGATTTCTTTGTAGGTGTGTTCACGCACGATGCAGACAAAGCATGGAAGGGAATTCAACAGATCTTTGAAGGGTTCAGCAGTTTCCTCAAGACTATCTTTTATACAGATTGGACAAAGAGCCTAGGTCTTTTGGGGGTCGGCTTAAATGGATTCCTGGCAACAGTAAAATCAATCTGGGAAATGATGAAAGGTGTATTCAATGGAATTATTACATTCATCAAAGGTGTGTTTTCGGGTAATTGGAGAAAGGCGTGGGAAGGCGTAAAACAGATATTCCACAGCGTTATTTATGGTTTAGGAAATATGTTCAAGGCACCATTGAATGCAATTATCGGTGGTATTAATACGTTCATCAGAGGGATTAATAAGATTAAGGTGCCTGATTGGGTTCCGGGAGTCGGTGGAAAAGGATTCCACATTTCTGAAATACCTAGACTTGCAAAAGGTGCTGTTGTTGACAGAGCCACACCGGCTGTGTTTGGTGAGGCAGGGGCAGAAGCAGTTATTCCTTTACAGAGAAACACAAGAGGTCTTGATATGATTGCTGAGAGACTTATTGAAAGAATGCCTGTCCAGGAAGGCGGAGGAAATGCCACTTATGTTATTAATCTGGTATTAGAAGATGGCAAGGTTATTACAAAAATGGTGATTGATAACATCAAAGATTATGAAGCGCGTACAGGAAAGCCTGTATTTGACTATTAGGAGGTGCTACTTATGGCAGATGAAGCGAAAATAAAAGTTAATGGTACGGCACTTCCTACACCTTCTGAAATAAATGTAGAGATAAGTGATCTTGATAACGATAGCGTCAGACCAGTATCTACTGGTGTATTGAGAAGGAACAGAATTCGTGCAAATATGCTGAAAGTGACCTTAACGTACAAAATAACGCCTCTGACAGATGTTATGTCACTTCTTAAAGCATTAACACCATCGACTTTTACTTGCGAGTTATATATCCCTGATCATGGTATAAGAGGCACCAAGACGATGTATGCCGGAAATAAAAAGTACAATTATAAAAGAGTCAAGACAGGAATCAAAGCAGAATCGTTCTCTGTTTCTTTAATAGAGGTGTGATGTCATGCTTATTAAATATGGAAATAATGATGTAACTAACAGACTGCTAAGTTATAAGCTGTCTGTCTCTTTTTCTGATGGCTGTATGATAGGTAATGTCCCATCAGCACAGCTTGAGGTCAAGTTCGATAATTATGATGGTATTCTTGACAATCTTGATCTAGATATTATCTGGGAAACCCAGGAAAATGATTCTTCAAAAAAAAGGTATTTCAAAATTTATGATCAGCCAGAGAAATATACAAAAGAATTGACTTTGAAAATGTATGACTGCAATTATCAGTTAGATATTGCGTATGATACAAAACTTTCATATCCAGTAACGATAAAAGACCAGTTGGATGAAATTGAATCTCTTACTGGTCTTTCTATTAAAAGAGATAATATACCAAGCTATGTGCTCAAAAAAAGTGTAGCATGGTATGACAACACGATTGTTATAAGAAATTATTTAGGCTGGATTGCAGAACTGTTTGGTGCAAATGTATTTGCTGATGAGAAAGAAACTATTAAATTTGTTCCTCTTTCGAAAACGGCATATGCATCTACGCAGGATATTGTCAGTTATGAAAAGAATGAAGATTATACATTAACAAGGATATATGCTGAAAATGGAATGAATCCACTAGAAAAAGGTGATGAGACAGGAAACTCTCTTTTTGTTGATGGCAACAATCTGTACTGTGATGATCAGTCAATCATAGATCAATTATATACACAGCTATCCGGAATCACTTTCAGCCAGGTGCAAAGCGTAAGTATGATATCTATTGATGATCTAGAACCTGGATGCATAATCAACTATAATGATGAATTTAATTTCTTTGTTACAGATCTATCAGTAGAATTCAAAGGCGGAGAATTTTCAATGTCTACTGTGGATGGGACGGTATCTACAAAGAATGAAGAAAAAATCATCAATAAAGTGACGAATACGCAGAGAATTAGAAAGCTGCAGGTCCAGCAGGACCAGGAATCCTTGAAACTGGATATAATCGCAAAGGAACAGGAAGGCATCAATGACAAGGTGGCGCAATTAAGCCTGTCCAATGAGAAGATATCACTAAGGGTTTCAGAAGTTGAAGAAAAGGCTGGAGAAGCAATCAAACAGGCACAGGGCTCTGTTAAGAAATTCGTATGTGAGTATGCTTCTTCGAACGATGGAACGATTCCACCGGAGACAGGGTGGTCAGAGACTGCACCAACATGGCATGCTGGAATATATATCTGGCAGAGAACAGCTACGACGATCAACAATACTGTCACATACAGTACTCCTGTATGTATAACAGGTGCAAAAGGTGAGGATTCTATATTG